TTTAATCAAACAATTAATCCACCAGAAGTTTTCTTAAACGAAGACTTCATCGGAGTATGGGATAATGTTATATTAGATGATTTTAATAATCTTATTATTAAGACATTAGATGAATCAACTCAAATTGTTCCGAGAAGCAATACAAGTGTTAAAGACACTCAATTAGATATTGCAGCTTTCAATCCTATGATATCAAATCATATTATGTGTGCGGTGAGAGCTTGTTGTGAACAATATTTTGATTGGTATCCATTTCTAAAAAATTTTCATTTTCATAGTACCACTTGCTTATTACAAAAAACAAATCCAACAGAGGGATATCATGATTGGCACTCAGAATCAAATAATATTGCGTGTGCAAACAGAACATTAGTTTGGTCGGTGTATTTTAATGATTTGGAAGATAGTGGTGAGACAGAATTTCTCTATCAAAAAAAGAAGATAAAACCAAAAGCAGGTAGAGTATTAATATTTCCTGGTTCTTTTACTCACTTACATAGAGGAAATCCACCATATGAAGCAAAGTATATTGCAACTGGATGGTTGGCTAGTAATGATCAAACAAATATCTTATTATAGTATAAATATCTAAAAACTAATTAAATGGAAGCCGAATACTCAGCGATAAAGGAATATTTTGGAACAGATTATATCGGTGCTCTTCGACATTATCGGGATACTTTATTAAGAGAAAGTGATTGGACACAATTTACTGACTCTCCTTTGACAGACTCAAAAAAAACAGAGTGGAAAACATATCGTCAAAGTTTGAGAGATTTACCAGCAACTGAATCTGATCCAGAGAATGCAACTTTCCCTACGAAACCATCTTAAATGGCAGCAAATTTTCCAAACAGTCCTAGTACGAATGATACTTATACAGATAATGGTCTAACATTTGTCTGGAATGGAGAAGCGTGGAAATTAAATTCATCATCGGGAACTAAGGGAGAAAAAGGTCAGAAGGGTGAAAAGGGTCAGAAGGGTGAAGTGGGGGAGAAAGGTATCAAAGGTGAAGTAGGAGATAAAGGTCAAAAGGGAGAAATAGGTGCGACTGGTGGAACTGGAGGCACTGGTGTTAAAGGTCAAAAGGGAGAAATAGGTGCTACAGGTGCTGCGGGTGCTGCAGCAGCTAAGGGTCAAAAGGGGGAAGTAGGATCCACTGGAGGAACTGGTGGTACAGGTGACAAAGGTACTTCAGGTGATAAGGGTCAGAAGGGAGAAGCATCAACAGTCAAAGGTGATAAGGGTCAGAAAGGAGAGATAGGAACTGCTGGTGATAAAGGAGCAACTGGTGCTGGTGATAAAGGTCAAAAAGGTGAAGAAGGACCACAGGGTGGAGGTGCACCAGTTGGTCAGATTGTTGCTTGGTCAGGAAGTGGAGGATCTTTACCCTCTGGTTATTTTCTATGTGATGGTTCAGCGATAAGTAGATCTACATATGCAGCACTGTTCGCTATTGTAGGAACAACTCATGGTGCTGGAAATGGATCTTCTACATTCAATATACCAGATTTAAGAGATAGATTTATAGTTGGTGCATCAAATAGCACAGGAGATACTTCATATCCAGGTGTATCACCTGGTGCTACAGGAGGTTCTGCTAATGCAACTCTTGTAACTCACAGTCACACCATTAATAATCATACTCACTCATTTAGTGCTACGACTAATAATCCTGGCGATCACGATCACAATGTAGATGTTTTAGCAGAATTTGCGAGTACACACGGTACCTGGCAAACAGGTGGTGGTTATAGACAGGTTCATACAGGTGGCACTCATAGGAAACCAATCACAAGTGATGCAGGTGGTCACACTCACTCAATTAGTGGGACAACTGGTAATCCAAGTAATACAGGAACTAACTCTCAAGGTTCATCAGCAACTAATGCTAACTTACCACCATACTATTCTCTTGCGTATATTATCCAATATGCTCAAGGTGGTAGCACCGCTAAAGGTCAAAAGGGTGAGCAAGGTGCTACGGGTTCTGGTGGTAGTACTGGTGATAAAGGACAGAAAGGTGAAGCAGGTGATAAAGGTGCAGCATCATCTGTTCAAGGTCCGTCAGGTGATAAAGGTCAAAAAGGTGAAGTAGGTGCTACAGGAGCTGGAGGTTCTACAGGTTCTGCTGGAGCAAAGGGTCAGAAGGGTGAAATAGGTGCTGGTGGATCTGCTGGTAGTGATGGAAATGATGGTGATAAAGGACAAAAAGGAGATAAGGGTCAGAAAGGTGAACTTGGTGCCACAGGCGGTGATGGTGATAAAGGTCAAAAGGGAGAAGGAGGTGCTGGTGCTCCAGTTGGGCAAATAGTTTCTTGGTCAGGTAGTGCAAGTTCTCTCCCCACAGGATATTTTTTATGTGATGGATCGGCAATTAGTAGAACCACGTACGCTGCTCTGTATGCGATTGTCGGAACTACACATGGGGCTGGAAATGGATCAACTACATTTAATCTGCCAGATTTAAGAGGTAAGTTTGTTGTTGGACATCATCCTAGTAATGGTGATTATGATGTAGGAGATACTGGTGGTGCGGAGTCTGTAACTTTAACAACAAATCAAATACCATCTCATAACCACTCTTATCAGTACCATCAGGGACCATCAAATACTGATGGTTATCAGGCTTCAGGAACAAGGACAATAAACTTTGCGAGTGCAACCACAGGTAATGCTGGTGGAGGTCAATCTCACGAAAATAGACCACCATTTTATGCGTTAGCATATATTATACATTACGCTCAAGGTGGGGATGCTGCAAAGGGACAAAAAGGAGAAATTGGCACAACAGATAAACCTGCTTGTGCTTCTGGTTCTGGCTCTGGATCAACAAGTCAAACAAGTTATCAAAACGTTGTGAACGTCACGATTACTCCCACACAAAGTAATTCTCATATGTTAGTCATGGCAACAGGAGTTGTGCAAGGCAGAGCTGGTAATAATTCTAACAATAGTAGCACAGGATATGCTCAAGTTACGAGAGATACTACACAAATAGGAAGTGAAATTACAGCACCAACAAGCACTAAACCATTTACTCAATCAATTTTAGACACAAATAATCATGGAGGTAATGCTGTTACATATAGATTGAGACTTAAAAATGGTCCTGATTCTAACTTTACAAAAATTGCTAGAATGGGTTGTGCTTCGGGCAGTGGTGAAAATACTACTCAAGGTAATGCTACACTCACAATTTTAGAAATTCTACAATAAATCGACATGGCAATTGACATTTTTCATACATATGATATAATAGAATATTCATACACTGACATGGACGATTTTATTTTAAGAGTTGAGATAGACATTTGCTCTCGCTCCTTCTCCTTACTTAGTGAAAATGGAGATAATAGATTAATTAAGTGTGATACGAAGGAAGAATTCATAAGAATATTGAGAGTATGTGACGAATTACTTTTACCAGAGCAAGTAGTTTACAAAGAATTAGTTACTCAAAAGGACAAATAATAAAATAATGACTTGACTAGGAAGCTAAATAGACCTAGTATTGCATGGTCTTGCCATCAAATTTATAGTAGATAGAAAAAGATGCCTCTTAATAAGCTAGAGAATTTCATAAAGAATACAGAAGGTCGCATTCTTTATGTAAATCCAAGTGATCTTGATTCAACCGATGGAATTGAAAATCAAGGTAATTCGCTAACCAAACCCTTCAAAACAATACAGAGAGCACTCATTGAGGCTGCTAGATTCTCATATCTAAGAGGAAATGATAACGACTTAGTAGAAAGAACAACAATACTTTTATATCCTGGCGAGCATATAGTAGATAATAGACCTGGTTTTGGTATAAGAAATGATGGTGGAGTAGCAAAAGCAATAAGTCCAGCAGGTGCAGCAACAGGTGCTTCTAACACACTTGAACTAACTTTAGATTCAAATTTCGACTTAACACAAGAAGATAATATACTTTACAAATTTAATAGTGTTAATGGTGGTGTAGTTGTACCAAGAGGAACATCAATTGTAGGATTAGATTTAAGAAAGACTAAAGTAAGACCAAAGTATGTTCCTAACCCAACTGACAGCAGCACATTACAGACATCTATTTTTAGAATAACTGGTGCTTGTTATTTTTGGCAGTTCACAATTTTTGATGGTGACGAGTCTGGTACTGTATACACTGACCCAACTGATTTTAGTATTAATAATCAATCAAAACCAACATTTTCTCATCATAAAGTTACATGTTTTGAATATGCCGATGGTGTAAATGCTTTTGATCAGTTCAGTGGTTTAACTGATTTAGACATATATTATAGCAAATTAACAAATGCATTCAATAGAGCATCAGGTCGTGATATTGATAACAAATATCCTGACTCACCAAAAGGATTTGCACCACAAAGACCAGAATTTGAAATTGTCGGAGCTTTTGCAACAGACCCATTAAATATAACAAATATAGAATCTGGTGATGGAGCAACACCAGGTCAACAAGTAACTGTAACAACTTCAGTACCACATAATCTTACAGGTGGAACACCGATTAAAATTCGTGGTGTAAACGTTCCTGATTATAATATTTCTACAAAAGTTGGTAGTGTTATATCTACAACTCAATTTACATATCTTTTACCATTTGTAAGACCAAATTTACCAGCAGGTTCCTCTGGTGGTTTGAGTAGTGCAAACGCACAAGTATTGGTTGAAACTGATACAGTAACAGGTGCTTCACCATATATCTTCAACATATCATTGCGTTCTGTCTTCGGTATGCAGGGTATGCATGCTGATGGTGCAAAAGCAACTGGATTTAAATCAATGGTTGTGGCACAGTTTACTGCTGTATCACTACAAAAAGATGATCGTGCATTTGTGAAGTATGATGCAACAAATAGAACTTATAGTGGTATTCAATTCTCTAAGCAAACTGGTGAATTATTATCATCTGAATCATCATCAACAAATCCCAACACAGTTTATCATTTAGATCAAGAAGCAAATTATAGAAAGGGATTTAGAACAAGTCATATTAAGGTAAGTAATGATGCAGTTGTTCAAGTTGTGTCAGTGTTTGCGATTGGTTTCCATAGTCACTTTAACATGATAGATGGTTCTGACGCATCTATTACAAACTCAAACTCTAACTTCGGTACATTTGCTCTTGCTGCTGAAGGATTTAAGAAAGAAGCGTTTGCAAAAGATGATAAAGGATTTGTTTCATCAATTATTACACCACGTTCTGTTGTTACCACAGACCAGAAGATAGAATTTTTACAAATAGACGTTGATGGTAGTAAGACAGACGATACAAAATTATACTTCTTCGGACAAACAGCACTCACAGAACCACCAAGTGGTATTGCACAAGGTTTCCGCATCGGTGCAAGAGTTGGAGAAAAATTATATGTAGATAAAGGTGGAAGCACTTTCCAAGCAACTGTTGTGATGTCAAATGGCACGATGACAGGCACTACTGATACATCACAAAAATCTTACAAGGCAACACACTCCGCAACCACTGCATCTGCAAAATCTGTTTTTACGATAAATGGAACACATAATTTACAAAATGGAGAATCAATTAGGATATTCGCTGATAATGGTGATTTGCCAGAAAACATTGACCCACATAAGGTATATTTTGCAATTACAGTTGATGGAGACTCAACTCTTGGAACAAATCAAATAAGAATTGCTTCATCAAAAACAAATGCAGAATTAGCAACACCTGTTTTTATCAATACTATTGCATCAGTAAATGATGAATTTGATATTATTAGTCGTGTATCAGATAAAAATCCAAACGATAAGGGACATCCAATACAGTATGATACTACTAAAAATGAGTGGTTCGTTCATACATTATCTGCTGGTAATACTATTCATCCTAATGGTGGCAATATATATTCAGGTGCAAGCAGTGACGATATCACATACATCCTTAGAAAAGATGATGACCGTAGTATTGACGAGAAAGTATACAAACTAAGATATGTTGTACCAAAGGAACTTGTAAATGGTAGAGACCCTATTGAAGGATTTGTTCTTCAAGACTCAAGTTCAACAAATGTAACTGCAAATACAGACTTTACAAAATCATCTCTAACAGCAAACGACTATGGTTTTGATCGTAACACTAGATTTATTTCAATGCTATCTTTTGATAGTTCATTGAGTAAGGTAAGTGTTCGTTCAGATAAACCACATAATGTAAATGTTGGAGACCAAATAATAGTAAGAAACGTGCAGAGTTCTACAAACTCTGATGGAGTTGAGAATAAAGGTTATAATGGTACATTCTTAGTTACAGATATTGTTAATAGTAAAGAATTTAAATATTCAAACACTGATACGTTGGGTACTACACATACTGTAGGTACATTTACAAATAACACACAAACACGCACAACACTCCTTCCACGTTTTGATCGTAATGATAATAATTCAAACTTATTCATCTATAGATCTGAGGTAATCACTCCATATATTCAAGGAGTTCAGGATGGTATCTATCATTTATTTGTATTAAATGGCAATAATGCCATGACTGAACCATCAAATCAGTTTAATACTGATAAGTATAATCAGAATATAGTTAACTTATATCCTGAATATGACCGTGATAATGTAGATGATAATCCACCAGAGGCAACATCCTTTGCAAAAAGATTTCCTATTGGTGATGTTGTAACAAATGATTTAAAGAAAAGTATTACAAGAGAAACATCAAATAAGTTTTTACAAACATTTGATGTAACAAACACAATAAGTGCTGTCACAGATAATTCTACAACTGCTGATTTAACATTTACAGAACAACACTCCTTCCAAGCACTTAAATTTCATAACACATTAAGTGGGGGTGCATCACATACAGATGGAACTTACTATAACATTAAATTATTTAATACAAGTGCTTCACCCTCATCAGCCGTCTGGGATGGTGCTACTGCACAAGTAACGGTTTCAAGTGGTGCAGTTTCATCAGTAGAAATAACAGAAGGTGGTTCAGGATATACAAATGGAGAAACATTATTCTTTGATACTTCGTCTGTTGCAACTGGTGGTATTGGTGGTTCACCAAACGCATCAATAGGAATTGTTGAAGCTGGTATATCAACTGCAACTGGTAATTATGTTCAAGTTACTGGTCTTTCAACTGGTACAGATGCATACTATAGAATTAATGGTGTATCTGGTACAAATGTAATAAGCGTTAAAAAAACAGCAAACGATACGATATTAAATGGTCAACAAGTAATTGATTTAGGTCCTTGGGTTTCTGTCTCATCTGCGTCTCACAGTGGAGGGGTAACAACATTTAATACTACTGAAGCACATGGTTTACTTGTTGGTAATTCATTTAGAGTATTAAATGGTAGTGATGCAAATCTTGGAGACTTTGTTGTTAAATCAGTGACTGATGTGGATACATTCACAGCAACGACAACCTCTGCACTTACCTCACCAAAATATATTCTAAAACATGGATTATCTGCTAATGAAGCTTTATCTGGCACAGGTGGTGAAAATGTAGGTGTAAGAGGATTATCTGTATTTGATCATGAAACTCTTATTGCTGATGAGAATATTAATCCCGCAGATACATCTTTTAAAGTTAAATTACCTGGTTTACCTTCTGGAACATCTGTTGGTCAAAATAAAAATGTCACCTCTATATTAAAGAGGTTCCCAATTGGTTCTTACATTCAGATAGATGGTGAGATAATGCGTATTGCATCTAACGTGTTAACTGGAAGTAACGATGAAATTACTGTGGTTCGTGGTGCGTTAGGTACAATCAGTCCAGCACAACATCCCACTGGTTCTAGAATTAAAAAAATTAAACCATTATCAATTGAATTCCGTAGACCATCTATATTGAGAGCATCAGGTCATACATTTGAATATCTTGGTTATGGTCCTGGTAACTACTCAACTGCCCTACCACAATTACAAAATAGATCACTTACTGAGAGAGAAGAGTTCTTATCGCAGTCACAAGAAACATCATGTGGTAATGTTGTTTATACAGGTATGAATGATAAAGGTGACTTCTATATCGGTAATACAAAGATTTCATCATCAAGTGGACAGCAAACTACTTTTGACATTCCAATACCAACAATCACTGGTGAAGATCCAAACAGGTTGAGTATTGTTGCAGATGAAGTTATAGTCAAAGAAAGATTATTGGTTGAAGGTGGTGTATCTAAACAAATACTTTCTCAGTTTGATGGACCTGTAACATTTAATGAGAATGTTAGATTATCAAATGCGAATAAGAGTTTAACTGTTGTTGGTACAACTAATTTGAATGGCACAGTTAATTTTAATAGCACAGATAATTCAACAAGCACAACTACAGGAGCGTTGGTTATTGATGGTGGTGTTGGTATCGCTAAGAGCACTAATGTTGGTGGAGACATTATTGCAAACAACACAGGTTTCTCTGGAGTTCCTGATTTAGTTGGATTTGGTTCTG